TTGCGTATTTTGATGTTTCATAATAATATGTCAAGTAATGTATTGATGTCTTCAATGGTGCAGCTGAGGGCATCAGCCTCTATAAAGCGTATTTCTCCCCCTACACGATGAAAGGCCTGGGCCTTCTCTTTATCGAGGGGCCGCTCCTTATTAGTAAAGACTACCTCCTCTGTCTCCTGCTGCAGTGCGTAGTTAATAGCCGTACGATAGAGGTTCTGGTCTACTACGTAGCGGAGGGCCGTTTCGTTAGAGTTAAGCCCATCTGTTACATAACGGCGGCCCACTACTAAGAAGGGACTGTTCTGGTAGCGCACTACTAGAACAGTCCAATACATAGTGCCATAGCGTGTGCCCTGGGCCCACGGACTAGTAGCCACTACATTTATGGTGATGTCAAGAATGACATCTTCTATACTCAGGAGAGTATAGAGGGATAACTCTGGGAAGACGAAGGGTAGCGCTGTTCTGTCTTGTCTAATGGTGGGCAGCGCCAATACAGTCTCAAGCAATGTATTCTCCTGCCACCTCGTAGCATATTGTTAACGCGTCCTCGTATTTATATAGACCGCGCTCCTTTAACTTATCTGCTATCTGCTGGTGTACATACAGACTGGCATCATATTTAGTTATGCCATCCTTATACTGCCGTGCCGCAATTAATTGATTAACTATGCGGGGCAGCTTATCGATAGCATCGGGGGCATCCATAATATCCTTGAGGATACGACGAGCCTTCATGTAATTACTCATACGCAACATCGACTCCTTAGCAACAGCCAGGGCTTCATCACTGTACCAGTCCCAGAAGTCTATCTCATCATTGATAAGAACCAGCTGATATACACCAGCTGGTTCTAGCACCATTGTTGAGTTCTTCATAAGCTTGTTGTGACTACTAACTACCTCTAGGTCCTTATAACGGAGATTGAGAGCTAATAGAATACTCTCAGCGCTAGCATAACCTTCAACGAATTCAATAGGGACATCGTTATATTGCTGTATCAAGACACACGCCTCCCTTGTATGGGTATTAATTACTATCATCAGCGCTGAGATTCGATGTATCAGCGCTATTATCTGACCTACTAATGGTATTCTTATGGGGGGTGGGGGCCAAGTCCCCGTGTCCCGATGTGGCATGGAGCCGGGTACCCGCGCCCATAATGATGTCCGCGATGTTGGCACACTCCGTGTTGAACGGTATGATCTCGATCTGGCGGCCGCATACGCTGACCGCCACCTCGGGGTCGGGTGTGGAAATCGGCTTGGGTTGTATGTTTAGGTATCCCGATGTTACCTGGTTGATGTCGATGGAATTATGAATCAGGGCTCCATCGTGTTGGTTATTAGATGCGAGGTCGTGGATATCTCGTAGGCTGTCTACCTCTATGCGTTGTAACAGTGCTGATATTGCCGCTATCTTCTCATGCTTGGGAATCAGTTTAGACCACTTCGCTATGCTGGTAGCTATGCCTTTAAGGTATCTTACTAGGCGAGCGAGGGCCCGTGACTTAATGGTTGCATCCTTATCAGCTAGGAGAGGCTCTTCTAGTACTAAGCGCGGAATAGCGAAGCGGTTACTGAGACGCTTAACGAGCCGGGCCCCATTGATTACTGCTAACACGGCAGTCTTCACAGTGCCTACAGACAGTAGGGGGTCAGGAGAACTCACACGGCCCGATAGCATCTCATCCAGATGGGAACTAATACCTAGCTTCTCCATCTCATGATGAGCAATCGTCGCGTGACACTTCACGACGTCGTAATTAATGACAGGGCTGGATATTAGCAGCACCTCTCTGAAGTTCCGACTAGCACCCTGGAGGCCGCCCCCCTTCTCGTACACGCGGAGCCCCTCGTGAGGCTGGGTCAGCTCCTGCGAATACTCTGCCTGACGTTTCGTGTAGTCGATACTCGTCACGCGCTCGAGTATACCTTGATAGCAGTTCAGGTTGTGAAGGTAGCGAGCTCGTTTACTAGCCAGCTCAGTCTCACTCAGGCTATCGCGAGTACGCTCTATTCGATCTCGTTGTCGTATCAGCCACGCGATGCCATAGCCCAAATCAACCTGTGTTGGTGGTGCGCTACTAAGCGGCCTATTGAGCTTAGGAAGGGGGCGGCCATCTGCATCAACGAACCACTGATCCTGTAGTCGAGAGGGGCTCAATAGTAAATCCTCCCCCTTCTCAATGAAGGTATCGATGATGTGCTCGTGGATACGGTAGCGGAAGCAGATCCCTTCCTTAGCGTAATAAGGGGCCCGCGTCATGAACGCCTCTACGCTCTCCCAGTTATAGTTTCTGCAGTAAACGTGAATGAAGCTCTTACGAGGCAGGGGCACACCCTTCCACGCGTGGTAATCAGACTTAGCACGTATCTGGCGCTGGCACAAAAACGTGTGGATGAATAAACGCCGACTATCACTATTCATACCAGCCGTTAGCCGACGCAGATAGTGATGCTGACTAATAGTGAGTTTTAGATTAGTTTGAATGTACGGCATAAATTCTCCACTTCATTTAATTTTAACATGATCTAGCAATTTAAACAAGATAATTTTACTAGATGCTGGATGATATCGTATAAATTTATTAGTTGAAGGTTTACTATTAGGGCCCGCGCCTCTGCCAGCATAATCATACCCAATTGTTATAACTATGAATAGAACTAAGAAGGGTAATGTAACAGCAGAAGCGCGGGCCGAGTATGGTACAGTAGGGGATAGATTCCCTATATTCGATAAGCGCAGTGCATTGAGTGCTCTTAAACTGCGGGGCCACGGCTCTCTATCTAAGCAGGAGAGGGCCCGTGTTATCAACAAGGCGGCTAAGTTTGTTCCTGAGGCAGCTCGGGCTGCTCGGGAGGTAGATCAGCGCCGCTCTCGTCGTAGTTAGAGAGGAGTAGGGTGATAATCCAGTCTATATTGCTCTGGGTTAACTCTCTACCAGTCTCCTCGTAGTATTCTGGAAGGGCCAATACGCTCTGTACCCAATCGAGTTCTTTATCTGATACGCCCTGGAGGTCATCTAGGATCCAATTATTGTCGCGTAGTCTCTGAATTTGTTCTGGAGTCATGGTGATCTTTGAGAATTTGACTTATAGGAAAGAGAGGCTTACCATCTATAATATCGTCTATACTGCCGATTAATATAGAGGGGTCACCTTCTTCATCGATTTTATCACGAGCGACAATTACATCTCCATTAGTGGCTAGGAAGATAGAGACATCTACATTATCATGAATGTATGATAGGAAGTACATATCGCCATCATTATCATCAGGACGGTCTTCTCTAGTATTGTTGCTTACTACGTAACTAGATCGATTGACATGAACTCCAATAAATTTATTATTGGAATCTAAGCCTAGATTCTGATAGGCCCACGCCTTCACGACATCAATTGCGTTATACTGCATTTTGTCTCCTCCCTTGTTTAAGTCTACCTATCTCGAGAGCATCACTGCCCATGATGTGGAGCTCCTTATTGCTGTTAAGCAATAAGTGTCGTGTTCGTGCGCCGGGCCAATAATAGTAATCGCCCCACTTTATCAACAGGCCTGTCTCGAGTATAGGTTCTATATTCTCTACTACTAATTGCATCTCCTCCTTAGTCATACCGAACTCACCATGGTTATGGCGCTGGTAACTATCGCGCCGATAATGCTGAGTGCGACGGGCCCATACTCCATTAACGGATTCAGAGTTAGTTATCATAGCCAGCTGGCAATAATAGCGTAGATTACCCCCCGGCATATTGAGAGGGACGCTCTCAGCAAGGCGGCGTATAGTAGGGCTATAGTAGTGAATACGCCATTGGTCCACTGAATTCTTATCATTATAGAAGTCGACCCCCCATGCAGCTATACCTAACTCGAGCACATTAGTTAGGTAGTATTTATTAGAGTTATCCTGACCACCACTCATTCTAGTATGTAACCGCGTATAGTTAATGTGGGGCTCCATATCCTCGAACCAGAGTTGGATAAAGCGGCCTGCTTCCTCAGGGGTAGGTTTGTATAATGATAAGAACTGGTAGTCTGTAGCTCCCCATATAATGTTGGAGATCTGCAATGTTTTAGCTAGGTACATTAGAAATTGTAAGTTAGTGCATGATATCTTTCTTTATAGTCTCCCTCTACTACAAAATTAGAGGCTATAGCTATAGAAAGCATAAATAAGTTAGCATCTTTTTTCAACTGTTTAGGGGTAGAAACGCCTGTTAAAAATGTGACAATAAATAACCAAGCCTTAAAAGCTACAAACGAAATCCAATCTTTTTTGACATCATTAGCCTCATTGGCATCACTGTATTTTAATTGTATGTATGTATCCATTACATTGTCTTTAATTGCGGCTCTATAGAAGTGTTCTAAGTATTTTGACTTAGGATTCTGTTTTGCTTCTAATACTAAAGCGTCAACGTATTGTTTAGCTTCGATAGATAGTCTATCGTATTGGTTTCTAACCAATATTGCGCGTTGAATGTCCATTTTTTACTCCTGTTTTACTTTATGTAGTCCCAATTTTACTCTTTAGTTGTATTGTTGGTTATTTCTTCATACCAGTCTTTTTCTACTAGAAAAATCGACGCTAGTGTTAAAGCTTTTCTGAAAAGATCAAAGTCTTTTCTAAGAGGAGAAGGAATAGCAACTCCTGTACATATAGACATAATAATAGTTATAACCCAAAACTTAAACCGGTCAAAAAAGGAAAGACTCCATTTATCATTGGATAAATACGGATAGAAGTATCCTTTTTGTATATTCCCTTCCCACCACCAGATTAATATCTCGTTAATTACTTGACTAGTTTGAGATTTTTTTAATAAATTATCAATCCAGTCTCGTGACTCAAGGGATAATTCTATATACTTATTTCTAATTATGAACTTGAATAGTCGATTTTTGAGTTGAGGACTAATGTTAATGTTCGTTGGCTTACTCCTGGTTAATTACAAGAACTGATTGCTAATTTTGCATTAATCCAATTTAGACAACAAAGCTTTAATTGTATTTAATGCAGTATTTTCTGGTGTATATCTTGCTACAGATGATATGGTTAATAGCTCTTCAAGCATCTGACCAAAAAATTCTAATTGCTCTTCTTTATCAGAAAAAGGAAAAACTAAATTACCGACTGTATCTGTTAACTTATTTGACATCAGTGGAATCTGATGTTCTGTGCGTGCATGATAGTGAATTTTTTGGCTCATTGATTTTCTCCAATTTATTAGGGTGACTGTACCAATGTGATATAGCATAACCTTTGCATTCGGTTATTAATAATAAAGTATGTCCTGTTATTAATTTATCATTCCAGTAGAATTTAATCATTACTCTAAAAGTTTGACTGGACATAGTTCACGACGGCACTGTGAATAAACCTTAAGTCTGTAGTTATGGTTGTTTGATCGCCATAGTTTTTATTGTTAATCTGCAGAATGACGATAAATTTTCGACAAAGATAATTAGTTGTTAGTCTATGTTAATAGTTGTAAAAATATCCTAATCGATTTGATTTGCTAGAGATTCTCGGTAAAGTCTTTCGCGCTCTATCCAAAAACGAGCAGTAGGTACACCTAAAGCTAATTCCATTTTGTAGGCAATACGAATGGTAATTTCCACTTTACCTTTTATTAGTTGATTGATAGTCTTTTTGGCAACCCCATGCGCTGGGCAAATTCACTTCTAGTTATTTTCCTCTCTTTTAGGATGTCAGCAAGGGTTTCCCCACCAGGAGAAACCCAATCGGGTGTGTATGTGTTCTCGGTAGTATTAGTTATTGTTTTACTCCTCATTAATTACAAAAATCGTGAACAAAATAATTGACAACCTTAATCGCTTCTTTGATTTTTGGGATAAAATCAATGTCTAAGCTAATAAAGATAAAAGGGTTTTCTGTTTTTCTTGTATTTTCTAGTTTATGATAGTATGAGATATCTA